CATTTTGGACCGTCGAAAAGAAAGGAGAATAAAATGATAATCAATAAAGAAAATAAATATCACGAAGCATGGGGCGTCAGCACATTAACCGGTAACGATAAAGAATTGGAAAATGTCTATTATCGCGCAACGCAGATCAAGCCGGACGAAGTAGATGAAGCATGGCGCGCGCTGGAGTCAACAAGAATTAAAATGGACAAAATAATCAAAATGTACGCGGAAGTCACCAGTGTTGGCGTTGACATTGATCTTATCCATCTTAACACTTGCAACGATCATATCGTTATTCATCCAGACGGAGAGATCTACGGGAAATATCACGGATATGTGTTCAACGCGCCGAAAAACTGGGACGACGAACACAAAAAATTATTAGAAGAAATACGCGAAAAAGATGACCAGTTTTCCCGCAATCCAAAAATCAACGAAATCATCGGCGGAGAAATGCGCTGTACGGAACGGCCTCGATCTTGCGGATGCCCTGAATGTGTCGCTGAACGGGAACGGAACCATGCCGAAATGTAAACCGAAAATAAGTGAATTCCTGCATGGCGTGATGAACCGTTACGAATGGGTGCGCCGGATGCTGCTGTCCGGCGTACATCTGAACTGCACAGACATTGCTGAACGATGTGGATGCACACCCAAAACCGCGCAGCGTTACATCAACCGCCTCCGTGCCGAAGGCTATCGCATTGAGTATGACAACGCCGTGCAGGGATTTATCGTTATCGGCAGACCGCCGAAAATCTCGGAGAAAAAAATTGATCAGGGCGAATTATATCGAGTGCTGGCGCGTGCTCTCGCATGGGTCAAAAAGGAGCATCCCGAAACACAAGCATCGTGGATAAAAACAGCAAAAAGGATTATAAAGCAAGAAAAGAGTGAAACGTCATTCCCCGGGAAAAGATCGAGATAAAACAATCCAGGATCCCGGCATCCGCCGGGCTTTTTTATTCACCATTCACTATTCACCATTCGCGAATCATTATTTTCTTAATGAGATTTTATAAAATAATGATTTTTTTTAATTGACTTTTTAAATTTAACCCCGGTCAAGAAAAAAGATTTATAAAAGACTCCTCAACAATTCTCAGATATCCCTTAATGATCCTCAGGTATTCCCCAAAGTTCCGTAAACACGCAAAACGCCAAAAAACACGGGTGTATGCTGTTTCCACGCATGGTGATCTCCTTAATGACACTCGCTGAGAGCGAGCGGAGCGACGCGCGAAGCGTAAGTGGAATTATCCCCGAGCGCAGTGCGTGGGATTTAGCTCCGACAGAAACCGGGTGGGCTGGGATAAATTGCCAGCCCGCCCAAACCTAACGGGGAAATAAATGTACACAGCAACCGATCTGACGAATGTAGAGGAAGCGATCCGGGCAATCATTGCCGGCGAGCGTGAGGTGTCCATGACCATGGACGGCAAATCGGCGACCTATACCGATGCCAATCTTAAAGATCTTCAAAGTCTGCGCACTGAAATTATCAATGACATTGCCATCAACGCCGGGACTTGTTCACTGCGCACCTACGCCAAGCAGGGAGGCCGCGGAGCATGAGCAACGCCGAACGAATCATGGCTGATTTCATTGACGCCGCTGTCGGTATTATCGCGCCGCGCCGCGCCCTGTTGCGTAAATTTTACCGGCGGCAGGCCGGGCGCATGGAGTTTGACGCGCACATGCAGCGCGCCGAATTATATGCCGGCGCGAAAACGAACCGTCTCACCGGCGCCTGGAACCCGATCGCGTCCAACATCAACGATATTGTCGGCGCCAGCACTCCGATGCTCAGATCACGCATTCGCCAGCTTATCCGGGACTTTCCCTATCTGGCGCGTGCCATTGATGTCATGGTGGATTATTCTATCGGAACGGGAATAGTCTATCAGTCCAAAGTTTGGAATTCCCAAGGCAAGCTCGATAAAAAATCCATCCAGAAGATCGAAGACGCCGTGCGTTGGTGGATGGACGAAGCCTCGGCGGACGGCAAATCGCACTATTATGAATTAATGCGGCTGGCCAAGCGCCAGGAAATCGAAAACGGCGAGTTTATATTAGTCAAAACATACCCGAAAGTTCCGAACAGTTACATTCCTTACGCGTTGCAATTATACGACGCCGACTGGCTGACCAGCTCCAGGGATAAATACACGTCCGGCGGCATAGACATCAACGCCGCACCCGGCGCGAAAGAGACGCGGCAGGGTATTGAATACGAAAAGCTGACCGGCCGTGTTACCGGCTACTGGTTTGCCGATCCAAATTACGGCGGCAATCCGGTGTATGTCTCCGCCGAAAACGTTGTCCACGGATTTAAAACGCTTCGCCCGATGCAGTTGCGCGGCGTTCCGCATTACGCGCCCGGCGTCCTGATAGCCAATGACCTGAACTCATATTTAGACGCCGAAATCGACGGCGCGAAAATGGCCGCCAAATATCTGGCCATGGTGGAAACACCCGATCCCGTTGGCCGACAGCTGGGCATTGGCGTGACCACGGACGATAACAACAAAAAAATCGAAGAACTTGAAAACGCGATCATCGAATATCTACGTCCCGGCGAAAAAGTCGAATTAACGAGTTCCAATCGTCCGGGAAATACGTTTGCTCCGTTTGTGAAGTTGCTATTGACGATGCTGTCCATCACCACCGACGTCCCTTATGAATTGCTGACCGGCGATTATTCCGGACTGAATTACTCCACGGCGCGGATCGTCCGGAATGATTTTTCACAGCAACTGCGTCCGGTATCCGTCCGCCACGTCCGCCAGTTTGGCGTGCCGACGATTACGACGGCCATTGATATCGCTGTATTGACCGGGAAAATCCAGCTTCCCGGATACTGGCAAAATCCGCGCGTCTATCATGACAGCGAATGGCAGCCGCCGGGCATGGACGCCGTGGATCCGCTGCGTGAAGCGAAGGGCCAGATCGAATCCATCAGCTACGGTTTGAAGTCGCCGCAAGAAGTCGCGCGCGAGCGTGGCCGCGACCTGGAAGACATTTATGACGAAATCGTGATGGCGCAGGAAATGGCCAAAGAAAAGGGGCTGCAATTCGGCAAGGCGGGGCTATCCGAAAAGAACAATCCCGCCGCCTTCATGAAAGAATAAAGGGAGAAACAATTATGTCAAAGCGAAGCATAAAAAAGAGACGGCAGTATGACGAAATGAATCAGCGCGCGGACGAAAGCGGGCTGCAATTCAATTATCGCAGCGCGCCGGTATCATTCCGGGCGGACGGTCCGTCAACGATTGATGACAAAACGCGATCCGTCGAGATCATTCTGGGAACGGAAGAGCCCGCTGTTGTCTATGACTACGACCGCGGCCGCGTCCGGGAAGTGCTGTTGATGTCCGGCGCCCAAATGCCGGCCAATAACCAGCTTGTTCTTCTCAACGCGCACAGCCGTTACGACGTATCCGATATCATCGGGTCCGCGCGCAACCTTAAAATGGAAAATGGGAAGATGATCGGCCGGGCGTATTATTCCGAAGCGCCGGAAGCCGAAAGTCCGTGGATCAAAACCAAAGAGGGACATCTGACTGATTATTCCCTGGGGTATCTCGTTGATGAAGTCGTGTGGGTCGAAGAGGGGCAAACCGCAATCATTGAAGGGCGAACATTTGCAGGTCCGCTCCAGGTTGCGACAAAGTGGACGCCGCGCGAAGTCAGCGCCGTCCCGATAGGAGCGGATCAGAACGCCAAAGCGCGGGCTGGAAATCAAAATAAAACAATTAACAAGGAGGATAAAGACATGGATCCAAAAGTCAGAGCAATGCTCGAAAGCAAGGGACTTCCCGCCGATGCCACCGAAGAACAGGCATTAGCGTTTCTGGCAAAGCTGGAAGTGAAAACCGAAACAACTCCGCTGCAGGGAGATGTTGAAAAAGAGAAAGAGAACGATAAGGAGGCAAGTATTCGCGCCGCGGCAACCGGTGAATTGCTGACCCGTATCCGCGATATCGATGCGCTGTGCAGCAAATACGACTGCGCCGATATGGCACGCAGCTTCATCATCGAGAACAAAACGCTTGAAGAAGCTCAGCGCGCCGTTATGGATAAAATCCACGAACGCGCGAAAAACCAGAATCCCGGCACGTCGGGTGTTGAGATCACCGCAGAAGCGAAAGATAAATTCCGAGCTGCCGCCGAACACGGGTTGGTTCTGCGTGCGGGAATGAAGGTCGAAAATCCCGCGCCCGGCGCCGACGAACTCCGCGGATACACGCTTGTAGAAATGGCGCGCGAATGCCTGAGAGCATCCGGCAGGGATTATCGCGGATCCGTCAAGGAAATGGTCGGCCGCGCCCTGACCGCTTCGGATTTTCCGAACATCCTGGCGAACCTCGCTACCAAATCCATGCAGGACGGCTGGGATTCAGCCAGCGAAACATGGCCGATCTGGACCGGTGAAGGGTCTGTCTCTGATTTCAAGACATACTATGACAATGCACTGAGCGAGTTCGACGACCTCGAAGAAATCCCGGACAACGGTGAAATCAAGTTTGGTTCATTTTCGGAAAAAGCTCCCGAAACCTACAAAATCGCATCCTATGGCAAGAAGTTCAAGGTCACCCGCGTCATGATTATCAACGATGATCTCAACGCCCTGACCTCTCTTCCCGCCAGAAGAACCGAAGCCGCCAATCGTAAGATCGGCGACATTGTGTATGCGATTCTGACCGGCAACGGCACTATGGGCGACGGTTATTCGATTTTTGATTCAACGAATCACGCAAATGACGCCGCGTCCGGATATCGCGCAGCTCCCGGAATTGCCACCATCGCGGAAGCGGTGAAGGCTATGAAATCGCACAAGGATATCAAGGGGCTGCGACGCCTGAATATTCAGCCGAAGTTCTTTATCGCGCCGGTTGCGCTGGAGGGCGTCTCTGAAGTGTTCTTCAAATCGGAGAAATTCGCGGACGAAGAAACCGTGGCTACCGATTCCAGCCTGGCCGCAACCAGAGTCAATCCGTACTCCGGCAGCGTCTTCACGCGCGTATATGAGCCGCGTCTGGACGATGACGATACGGACGGCTGGTACATCGCCGGCCCGAAGGGAAAAACCGTCAAGGTCGTTTTCCTGAACGGACAAAAAGGCCCGATCCTGGAAATGATTCAGCCGGGTTTCAGCGTGGAAGGGTTTGAGTATGCCGTTGTTATCGATGCCGGCGCATACGCGCAGGATTACCGCGGCCTGTACCGCAACATTGGCGGCTGATAGTGACACCCGCTGAAAACAAGCACCGCGCAGTTTGAAGCGCTGGTGGAACTACCCCCAGCCGCAGGCGTTGGGGGTAAACGTGAAAAGTGAATGGTGAAACGTAAAACGTAAAAATAGCCCGCCTCTGTTGTCATTCCCGCGGAGGCGGGAATCCAGAAAATAATAAAACCTTTTAAAAGGGAGGAAAAATAAAATGGCTACAAATAAAGTTCAAGAAGGCGATATCCTTCGTTTGACAGTCGGAGCGACTGTTGATTCCGGCGATCCGGTAATTGTCGGTGCCTCGCTTCCCGGCGTCGCGCTGACGGATTATGACTCCGCGGACGGCAAAGCATCCATCGCGATGAAGGGTGTGTTCGATCTGTCCGTTCAGGCGGCCAATGACGCGGGCAACAAGGCCGTTGCGATCGGCGACAAGCTCTATTTCGACGGGACGACCATCAGCAAAAAGGCGTCCGGCGCGCTGTTCGGCATTGCGCTGGAGGCGATTGACTCCGGTAAGACAGCAACCATCAACGTCTTGATCGGCGGCATTTCGCAGTCGATGATTGTCGCGGCCGGCATTCATACCGTGGCGGATTCTCCGCTGGATACGGCCGAGTTCATCGCTGTGACGGGGTGTCTGGATACCGATATTGTGCTGGCGACCATGCACACCAACGGCGGATCACCGAAACTTAATATTGTTTCGGCGTCCGCGGCGGCGTCTCCCGCGGGTATCACCATTACCGCGGACGGCACCTACACGGCCGGCGACAAGATCAATTATCTCGTCGTGCGTTACGTTTAAATCAAATAATCCCGGCGGGCCATACGGTCTGCCGGGATTACAAGGGAGTAAGGGCGATGATTAAAAATCATAAAATAGAAATCCTGGATAAAACGCAGGCCGACGGCGTCGAAACGCTGGGCAATGCCGGATTTGAGTATTTGCCGAATCACCAGATACAGATTGAGGTGTCGGCCAAGCCGTCCGCGGGAACACTTAAAATCGAACTGCGGACGCCGGGAGCGACGGAATATATCGAACCAGAAGATTCGCCCGTGGATATGACGGCGATTGACAAGGGCGTATGTTTCCGTCTGAACGATGTGTTTGCGGATTCATTCAGAATTACGCCGACGTCGTTTGACTCGGACAAGACATACAGCGTGATTATCGTATCGAACGAATGACATGGACTTTCGAACGGCAATGACAGCGGCGGCGGCCAAATTTTACACGCGGCATGGCAAACCGGCGGTATGGACGCCGGCGGCTGGTTCAGCGGTTGATTGCCATGTCTTCATCAATTTCGACGTGGTCCTTCAGCCTGGTACGGACGCTCAAGTCTGGGAGCGCGGGACGACCATCGAAGGCTTGTTAAGCGAGACGATCACGGCTCCGTCGCGCGGAGATACGATTACAGTGGAAGAGGTTGTTTACACCGTGCAGGAATTAATCGAAAACGACGGCATTAAATTTACCGTCCAGGTGACATGATGGATACGACGATCCGGGAAAAAATCATACAGGAGTTTCTAACGCGCGCGGCGCTTATCCGCGTTTCGTCGCCTCAGGTGTATGCGACGGATATCGGAGAGAATGTTTTGCGGGCGCGCTCGAAGGTTGATCCCAGCGAATTGCCCTGCATTGTTGTCTGGCCGCAGGTGGAAGAAGCCGAAATCAAATACGGCCGCCAGCTCTGCAAAATGCCGCTGAAAATCGAAGGCGTCGTCAAATACGGCGAAACCGATCCGTCTGTTGTCGCTGAGCAGATGCTTGGCGACCTGATTTATTGTTTTGTGTCTCAGTCCTGGGACCGGCGCAGGTTGATTGTCGGGTCGTCTCCTGCCGCCTATAACAATCCATACGCGGAGTCTGTCGTCTATACCGGCGGCGGGACAAATGATTATCCGGACGGCGCCGAAATAGCCGTCGGCGTAAACATTAACCTGATCGTGTCCTATTACACGCAGATAGGTAATCCGTATGCGCAATAATAGTGAAGAGTGAATGGTGAATGGTGAATAGTGAATGGAAGAGAAAAACAAAACATTAATTATAACCGGTTCTGCGCCGTGTGTTCTTGAGGATATTGCCCAGGCGAAAGTGCTGGCGCCATCCTACGATCTGATGTCTGTCGGCCTCGACGCGGTGGATAAATATCCTGAAAGAATTAAGTATGTCGTCACCTATCACCCCAAGGAAATCAAGGAAATCGCCGAACGCCGCGCAGGATACGGCAATACCGATTATCTGGTAATCAGCCACCAGGAAAAGCCCGGCGTGGATATCTGCATTCATGATTGGTGGCTTCCCTCCGGTTCATCGTCGCTATTGGGGGTTCAGGCGGCGCAACGTCTGGGCTACGATAAAATCATCTTATGCGGCTGTCCGCTCGAAGGTAAAAACAGCGAAGGCGGCGCGTATGAAAATTTCCACGCCGGCTGGAAA